AGATCGAGCGCGCCGTGCTCGAGCCGGTGATGAAGCGACTAGGCAACCAGGCGATGCCCTACGGGCTGGCGCGGCAGCTGGTGATGCTCGAGGGCGAAATCATCGCCGAGCTGGTGCGGGTGCTGGCGCAGCGTCCGTGAGGTCGGTGCTCGAGTGGTTGCCGGGCTGGTTTCCGCGCGTGTTGGCGGGAGCAATCGAAGCGTTACAGGAGGAGATCCAACGTATGAGTGACACGCTACAGGCTGAGATCCAGTCGCTGAAGGATGAGGTGGCGGCGCAGGGCACCGTCATGGCGTCCGCCGAGACGTTGCTGCAGGGGCTGCACGACCAGCTCGAGGCGGCGCTGTCGGCGGCGCAGGGCCAGGGCGGGATCGATCCGGCGTCGCTGCAGCAGCTGCACGACCTCTCGGCGCAGCTCGCCCAGCAGACGCAGGCGCTGGCCCAGGCGGTCGAGGCCAACACGCCGAGCCAGCAGCCGGGCGATCAGGGCGGCACCGGGCCGACCGGCGATACCGGTGGCGATACCGGTGCGACGGGGGCCACAGGCGCCACGGGTGGCGCGTAACCCGCTCTCGTTCGGGCTTCCGACGGCGTTGCTGCCGACCGATCCGGCTGCGCCATTGCCGGGGCAGATGACGCCGTCGGACGTCTGGGAGTGGAACCGCGAGAACGCTCTGGACGCCTGGCGCGCCGGCACCGACCCCTCGACCTACGGGGTGCTGCCGGCCGGGCCGACCGGTGGGTCGACGATGGACATGCTGCATGCGTTCGTCGCGCCCACGGGCGAGCCGACCGAGCTGGGGCAGCGGTTTTCGTTGTTCCCTGGGGCGTTCGTGGGCGCCTCGGGTGGTGGTCCGGCGTCGGCGCTGCCAGGGATCGAGCGCTACGCCGGCCTGCCGCTGACGGCCGAGCAGCTTGGTATCCCCGGCCTGCTCGAGCGGGTCAGCACGCGCGTGCCGACGGTGAAGGCGGCGGGCGATGTCGGCCATAACACCGCCACGCTGCATGTCGACCTGGCGAGTGCGGCCGGGGATCCGGTGTCGTTCGAGCGCAACGGCGCCATCGTCAGCCGCTACGGCACCGGGTTTCGGATCGGCGACGCTGAGCAGCCGCCATTCATGCGGGTCGCGCCGGGCTCGACGCCGCAGGAGCTACACGACCAGCTGGTCGAGCATGTGGCTGGCAACCTGCGCTGGCTGTGGGACCAGGCGCCCGACATCATCAAGCAGCGGGCACCGCTCTGGTATGACGGCGCACGGGTGATGGCTGATGACATTGCCGCCAAGACCGGCCTGCTGCCGCGCCAGGTGGCAGGTGGCATCGCGGTGATGAGCCCGGCCACCGAGTGGAACATGAACAACGCCCGGTTCGGCGTCACGCTGAACAGCCTGCTGAACGAGGGCAGCGCGACGCTGACGCCTGCGATGCGGGCCTATGGCCAGCAGGACGTCGCAAGCCGCCTGGCGACCGGCAAGAAGGGCCAGATCAGGCTGGCCGGCGAGATCCAGAACATGCTGGACCAGGACGGCACCCGGCTGGCGGACCTGCCGGACCGCGACGCCGCCTGGTTCGTCCGCTATCTGCAGCAGGTTCACAATCCTGACCAGCTGGTGATGAACCTCTCGCCGGAAGGGCAAAGCCTCGGGCCGGTGACGGTCAAGAGCGGCAAGCCGGCAGCGTTCAGCTGGGGGCCGACCGACCACATAGAGAACGCGATATCGATCCTGCGCGACCCGAGCCTCTACAACATCAGCCAGCGTGTGGGCGCCGCGCACAAGGTCCGCTCGTTCTACAACAACATCGTCGCTCCGCACGCGCCGTTCGGCGACCTGACCAATGACACCCACGCCATCGCCGCCGGTCAGCTGATGCCGCTGGGCCAGGACGACGTCATCGTCGGTCATGGGCTGGGCGGCGAAGGCTCGAGCAGCGGCGTCACGGGCGTGCAGGGGCTCTATCCCGCCTATGCCGACGCCTACCGCCGCGTGGCGTCCGAGCTGGGCCTGCTGCCGCGGCAGCTGCAGAGCATTCTGTGGGAAACCGGCCGGGGGCTCTTCAGTCCCAGTGCGAAACGGCTTATAAGTCTGCGGAAGGACATCAACGGGGTGTGGTCAGACTACGCCGCCGGGAGGACAACCGCCGATGAAGCAAGATCCGCCGTTCGCTCTCTCACTGGACCAATACAACTCCCTCCATGGGCGGTATCCGGTCCTTGAGAGGTTCCATCCTGAGGACTTCCCCATCACGCGGCAGGACTATCTCGATCTGCACTTCGGGCCCGGCGCCCCGCCGGATCCGGTGCCGGCTGAGATCGAGATGTCGATGCCGCCGCAGCTGCGGCTGCCTCAGTTCAGGGACATCTAGACGCCCCGCGCACCCAACCCGTTAGCGTCCGGCCTGCCGACCGCGCTGCTCCCGGCCGACCCGGCGAACCCGTTGCCGGGCCAGATGACGCCGGCCGATGTGTGGTCGTGGAACCGCGACAACCTGGGCGACGCCTATCGCGCAGCGCTCGACCCGCAGACCTGGCGGGACGCTGCCGGGGCCTATGGCCAGGCGCTGCTGGCTGGTAGTGTGGCGCCTGGCGGTGGTGGGGCTGGGGTGCGGGGCTGGTTCGGCAAATCGAAGATCGTGGATGAGGCGGGGCTGCCGCGGGTTGTCTATCACGGCACGCGAGCCGCGGCGCCTTTTGAGGCGTTCGACCAGGCGGCGGCGGAAAAGACCGGCCGATGGAACAACGACGCGGATAGTGGGATGGGATTTCATTTCACCCCGGATCCGGAAACGGCAGCCGGTTATGGCAAGGTGGGCCAGTATCACCTCAAGATCGAGAAGCCGCTGCACATCAACGAGGAAGACGTTTCACGCGCGCAGGACGCGTGGCTCAACGACCTGGCGTGGTCGGGCAATCCCGAGGACGAGCGGCTCGCGGACTACATCCAGAGCGTGAAGGCCTTCGATCGGCCGGGATCTGGTTACTACAATTACGGCTTGTATCTGCTCGGGCAGGAAGCGAAGGCCAACGGCCACGACGGCATCATATTTAGTCGGATGCGTGACTTCACCGACCAGCGTCCAATCGACGAATACATCGTGTTTTCGCCGGAAAACATCCGCCCAGCAGGTGGACAACCACAGCAATAAAGGTCAGGCGGGGCGCGGTGGCCTGCTACCCCACCGACACGCCGGACCGGCCCCCGGGCATTGACGCGATCGTCATGCGCAACGAACCCCGGGGGCGCGGAATACGAGGTCACGCGGGCCGGTGCTGCTCCTGCAGGCACTCGATCCGCCAGGCCGGACCCTGGGTGCAGCCTCCCGTGCGGGCTGGCGGCCCGGGGGACGCCTATCAATACACATGAGCAAGGGCAATGTCTGAAACTGTAACGACGGAACAGGCCGGCGGTGGCGGGGCCGCGCCGACCGAAGAGTATCAGCCGAAGCATGTGCTGAGCAGCGAGCCGGATGGCGGGGAGCAGGCGCAGCCAGAGCAGCAGCAGCCGGCCGAGGGGCAGCAGCAGGCGGACGGCCAGCAGCAGGCCGACGGCGGCGGTGATGGTGAGGCGGAAACCGAGAGCCAGCGGATCGAACGCGAGCGGGCGAGCACAAACCGCCGCCTGGCGCAGATCACGCGGCAGAAATACCTGGAGCGCGAGCGGGCGAACCAGCTCGAGCGTGAGCTGCAGGCGTTGCGGGCACAGTATAACGGCGGCGGCCAGGCGACGAACGATGGCTTGCCGGACGCCTGGATGAACGATCCGCGGGTGCAGCAGTATATCGAGGCGCGGGCGGCCGAAGAGGCGCGCGTGCGCGCGTTTGTCCAGGCCGGCGCTGCGGAATTTCCAGACTGGGACACGCGGCGCTCGCAGCTAATCGAGTTGGGCGCGGACCAGGAGCTGGCAAAGCTGTTGGTGGAGATGCCGGGCGGGCATAGGGTCGCGGGCGCGCTCTACGAACAGCCGGAAGAGCTGGAGCGGATCGTCGAGATGCGCTCGCCGACCGCAAGAGCGATGGCGCTGGGCCAGCTCTCAGCGCGCCTCGAGGCCCGCCGCACCGTTCCCCCTGTTCCTCCGCGGCGGGCCTCGCCTTTGCCGCCCCCGCACACGCCGCCGCCGGCTGCGCGCAGTGCGCCAGCCGCGCCGGATCCGGAAAAAGGCAGCATGGAGGAGTTCGAGCGCTGGAGCCGAAGCCTAAACTGGTCTAACCGGTAACAGACGCAACAACCGACTGGGGGCGTGATCCCCCTGTGTCCGGCCGGCAGGCCGGCTGTGTGACTGGCGGCACTGCTTAACCGCCTGTGGCTGGCGTCGGGGCACGCGTCCCACGCCGGCCTGTCGGAGACTGACCGACAAGCCGACTGGTGGCGGTTCCACCTGTGTTCCGAAGACCCGCATCGCGGTGACGGACCTCTTCCGTAACGAGAGGACACAGGATGCCTTACAGTGGCGAACAGTCTTATTACGCCGACCTTGGTGGTCAGGCGCGCGATCCAGTTGTTTCGCAATGCGAATCCCTTCCTGCAGATGATCGATCGGCAGTGGGAGGACCAGTTCGCTAATCCAACGGTCGCCGGGCAGAAGCCGGGCAGCCAGATCCAGATCCGTCTGCCGAATGACTACGTGCTGCGTAGCGGGCCTACGGCATCGCCGCAGAACACCACCGAAGTGACCACCACGCTGACGGTTGCAAAACAGGTCGGTGTAGACATCAGCTTTTCGTATGCTGATCGCACGCTGACCATGCAGGACTACAGCCAGCGGGTCATCGAGCCGGCGGTCAATACGATAGTGAATGGAATTGCCGCGGACGTCTTCGCCAGCGTCATCAATACCATCCCCAATCTGGTCCATAACGTCGACGGATCGAACAACACGATCTCGCCGACGCTGACCACCTGGGCGACGGCCGGTGCGCTGCTCGACAAGCTGTCGACGCCGCGTGGCCAGCGCAAGGCGATCCTCGATCCGATCACCATGGCGCGCACGGTGTCGAGCTTCTCGGGGCTGTTCAATCAGCAAAGCAAAGTCGGCGATCAATACGAAACCGCCATGATCAAGAAAGACGTCTTGGGCATGGACTGGGCGCAGGACGCGAATTTGCCGACGCACACCACCGGCACCTATGGAACGATGCCGACGGTGTCTGGCGCCAACCAGACGGGCAGCACCATCACCACCTCGGCTGTGGCGTCCGGCAAGTCCCTCAAAAAAGGCGACGTGATCACCTTCGCTGGGGTCTACGCCGTGAACCGGGCATCGAAGACCTCGACCGGGCAGCTGGCGCAGTTCGTGGTCACCGCCGATGTGGCGGCGGCTGCAACGTCGATCCCGATCTATCCAGCGCTGACGCCGGCATCGTCGGGCAACCCGGTTGCATATGAAACCGTCACGGCGAGCCCAGCCAACGGCGCGGCCATCACCGTGCTGACGAACGACAGCGAGGTCTACAGAAAGAATTTTATCTTTCACCCGCTTGCGTTCACTCTGGCGATGGTTCCAATGGAAATGCCGACGCGTGGTGTGATCGAGAGCTACCGTGAAAGCTACCAGGGCGTCAGCCTGCGCCTCATTACGTTCTACGATGGCGTCAACGACCAGAGCGTGACCCGCCTGGATGCGCTCTATGGCGCTGCGGCTGTGCGGCCTGAGTGGGCTGTCGTCGTTGCAGATGCGCTCTAAGGGAGAAGGAGGAGTGAATGGCTGACTACCCTATGGTGCTTTACCATGAGGACGGGCGGCATGTTGTCGTTCGTAACCAGGAACAACAGAAAGGGCTGGGTGCGGGCTGGTCGGAGAAATACGACGCCGACAAGCACGCGCAGGCGCTGCGCAAGGCGGCTGGCGCCGTCGCCGAAACGATCATGCCTGTGACCCGGACCCGTGCGGAGAGCGTGTAATGGCAAAATCCCCTGATGGCGAGCCGGTTTCCCGGCACGAGGCCGAGGTCAACACCGAGCAGCCCCCGGCGCAGGCAGCAACGGCGCCGGTCAGCGACGTGAAGCCTGGCGACCAGCTGCTGAACCCGGTCAGCCCGTTGATCCCGACGGTGATCGAGCCGCCGGCCGAGGCGGCGAAGTTTATGGCCGATCCGGCGGGCCAGCCGAGTGGCTACCCGAAGCGGCTGTATCACCCGGTCCATGGCGAGATCGAGCTGAAGGATCCGGGCGAGGAGAGCCGCCTGCAGGCCAGGCGGGACTGGTTCGACACGCCAGAGCAGGCCGACATGGCGCGGACCGCGTCGGAGGCCTGGATTGCCCAGCACCACAACATGCGGCGGAAATTGCAGGCGCATGACGATGCCGGGCAGGCGATCGTTCGTAACAGCAACCAGGCCGACCAGTCGCTGCGGTCGGGCCAGCCTGAGCCGCTGTAATGATTCGAACAGCCGGTGACATCATCCGTGCCGCTATGCTAACGAGCGGCGTGCAGGGTATCGGGCAACGCACCAGTGCGACCGACGCTGGGACGGGGCTCGATCTGCTGCGTGAGGTGCTCGCCGGCTGGGCGCAGGATCCAGGCCTCGCCTGGGTTCTGAAAGACTATTCGGTGACCTCGACCGGCGCGGCGTCGTATCAGCTACCTGATCGGCCGCGCCGGATCGCCTCGGCGTTCGTGCGGCTGCTGCAGCCGATGCCGCCGAGCACCGGCCAGATGGATTTTCCGTTGTCGATCATCCCGAGCCGGGAGGTCTACAACGAGATATCGTTGAAAAACCTGACCACCTGGCCTGGCGGTATCTGGCTCGACCAGCTCTACCCGCTGCCGTCGGTCTACGTCTGGCCGATCCCGGCCGAGAACCAGTTCGAGATCCATGTCAGCTACCAGGCGCCGCTGCCGGTCTATACCGCGCTGGCCGATGCGCTCGATCTGCCGCCGGAATATCAGGAGGCGATCCGCTACGCGTTGGCAGCGAAGATCTCCATGGACTACGGGCAGGATCCGCGACCTGCCATGATCGCGCGGCTGCGCGGCGTGCTGAGCCGCATTCGGGCCGCAAACATGCAGATGGCGCCGCTGAAGATCGACGCCGCGCTGCTGCCCATGGGGGCCGGTAATGGCGGCATCTCGGGCGCGGTGGCGCCGTTCCAGAGCGTCTTCATCACCTCAACGTCGGTGCTCGGCTGATGACAGGGTATCCATGGTCCGCTGGCCAGGTTCTGACCGCGGCCGACCTCAACGCCGCCATCGCCGAGGCGATCGGGTTAGGCAACAATCTATGGAACGCCGGCACCGTCGCGGCGCTCGGCAACGGGCTGGTGCTGAGCAGCGAGACGCTGAGCGTGGTGTTTGCGTCCGAGCAATGGAACGCCGGCACGGTGACGGCGGTTGGATCGGGGCTTTCGCTGGACGCCGGCACGCTGGTGTCGACGGCGTCCGAGCAATGGGTCGCCGGCACCGTCACCGCGCTGGGTAACGGCGTCACGCTCGCCGCCGGCACGTTGGATGTGGTGGCCAGTGGCGTGACCAGCGTTGCGCTGGCGGCGCCGGCCGAGTTCACCGTTAGCGGTTCGCCGGTCACCAGCAGCGGCACGCTGACGCTCGCCAGGGCCAGCCAGAACGCCAACAGGGTGTTTGCCGGGCCTGCGAGCGGGTCGGCAGCGGCGCCGACGTTCAGGGCCTTGGCGGCGGCCGATCTGCCGGTGATGGGCGCCTCCGGGCCGTCGCACGCTGCGGGCGCGGTGCCGGATCCTGGCTCGAGCGCCGGGACGACGCGCTACCTGCGCGAGGACGGGACGTGGTCGGGCGTCTCGGGAGCCTCGGGCGGAACGGTCACGCAGATATCGACCGGCGGCGGCTTGTCGGGCGGGCCGATCAGCACGTCCGGCACGATTAGCGCCGACTGGAACGCAGGCGCGGTCACGGTCCTGGGCACGGGGCTGACGCTCTCGACCGGCACGCTGTCGAGCACGGGCGCGGTGTCATCGGTGGCTGGGCGCACGGGTGCGGTGACGCTCACGCATTCGGACCTAACGGACTGGGCGAGTGCCACTAGTAGCTTCCTCACGTCACAGAACTGGAACGCTGGTGCGGTGTCGGCTCTGGGGGCCGGGCTGTCGCTCTCCACCGGGACGCTGACGGCGACGGCGCCGACGACGCTGGCCGGCGACAGCGACGTCGCCATCACCAGCCCGGCCTCGGGCGACCGGCTGCACTATGACGGCACGCACTGGGTAAACGGCAAGGAGCCTTATGTCGTCGGCGGGTTTGTGCCGGGCGTGCTGACCGCGTCGCAGGTGCTGCTGGTGCATCGGTTCGGCACCGCGGTGACCTTCCCGTCAAATTTCGGCACGACGAACAGCGGCGAAACGTCCTACTGCTCGAGCCTGGCGAACGCCACCGGCAGCACGGTGTTGACGATCCAGAAATGCCCCTCGGCGTCGGATCCGACGAGCGGCGGCAGCTGGTCGAATGTCGGCACCATCACCGTCTCGGCCTCAGGCCATGCCGGCACATTCAGCACGACCGGTGCGGTGTCATTCGCGCAGGGTGATCTCGGCCGCGTGGTTGGCCCGGCCAGCGCCGATGCCACCTTTGCCAACGTGGCGCTAACGCTGGCGGGGGATCGTTAGGATGGTGAACTGGGTCTTTGGCGATGGTTTCGACCTATATACGCAACTGTCGGACGCCTACGGCAGCGGCACGTATTGGGACAGCGGCAGCAACACGTTCCTGGAAATATCGGCTGCCGGGCGCTTCAGTGGCAGCCGAGGATTAGTGATCAACGGCGGCAGCGCGACGAGCGCCGGCCTGACTAAATCATCAGGCTCGAACGACAGCATCCATCACATCGTCTTCGCTGTGATGACGACGGCGGCGCTCACCGGCACAATTGCCCGCCCCTGGCTCACGCTGTTCGACGGCGCAACCGCGCAATGCAGCATCGTGGTCCGCTCCGATGGGGCAATCCTGCTAACGTCGGGCGCATCGAGTGGCACAACGCTGGCGACTTATACGGGGGCGATGACGGCAAGCAATACATGGTATGCCTTCGAGATCGAAATCGTAATCAACAATACCACCGGCTCCATTGCCGTGCGCAAAAATGGCAATACCTCAAATGACTTTTCTGCCACCTCGTTGAATACTAGGGGTGGGACCGCGAATAATTATGCGAATAAGCTTTCAGTTGGTTGCGGCACCTTCGCCGCCGGCTGGTTCCTCGACGACCTGCTCTGGCGCTCCGACAGTTCATCGGTCCCTTGGGTGGGCGACATCCGTTGCTACACCAGAATGCCGCTGGCTGACAGCTCCGTGCAGTTTTCGCGCTCGGGAAGCGCGGCGCCGGTCACGGCGTTTGTGCAGGGCACGACCGGCACAATAAGCGCCAACACCGCGCGCTATGCACCTTTTACCGCGACCTGCTCGGGCACCATTGGGACAGCCTCGATCACTCTGAATGCCGGTTTCACCGGCAATCTAAAATGCACAATTTTCAATGATACCGGCTCGGGCGCCCCGGGGACCGTGCTCGGATCGGCAACGACGCTCAGCAATCCGGTCGCCGGAAGCAATACCATCACCTTTGGCTCGCCGCCCAGCGTCGTGCGCGGCACGCAGTATTGGATTGGCTTTATCAGCGACACCACGACGGCGAATGCCTGGAGCTTATCAACTTCATCAACGACCGGCGCCTATCCAAACCAGGGCGCCACCAGCACCAGCCCGGTCTATGCCAGTTTCCCGACGTCTACGCCGACGCTATCCAGCACCTCTGGCTCCGCGCCGATCTTCACGGCCAACATCACGCCGACGACGCTCGCCAACGCCGATATGGTCAGTGAGATCGTGCAGGACGCCGCCGCAACGTATATTTACGACAGCACCGTAAACGATGCGGACTTCTATACGGTGGGCGCGATATCCGTTACGCCATCAACGACCGTTGCCGTCATCACCCGCGCGCTGGCGTTGAAGACGGACGCCGGCACCAGGAACATTGCGTTGCAGATACAGAGCGGCGCGACGCTCTCGACCGGCACCAGCACGGCGCTGAACACTACCTGGGGATGGTTGTGGAAAGTGGACCAGGTCGACCCGGCGACCAGCGCGGCGTGGACGGCGACGGCGGTCAATAACCTGATCTTCGGACCGAAAGTGTCGGCGTAGATACAATGGCCAATACGACCTGGAGCGCGACGGATAAGAGCGCCAGCATCACGCTGTCGGGCAGCAATCTTGTTGCCACATCGACAGTTGTTGCCAGCGGTGTGCGCGCCGTCGATCTTCAGCGCTCAGGAAAATACTATTTTGAACTAACCCTAACATCGGGCGGAAACAGCCAGGCGATCCACGGCCTGGCGAATATAAATGCGGTCCTCAATACCGTTGGGGGCACGCCGACGAACGCCGTCGGCGTATTGAGCAATACCGGCGCCATCTACCTGAACGGTAATTCCACAGGTATATCGTTTGGAGCCCGCGCCAATGGCGATGTGATCTGCATCGCCGCTGATCTCGACAACGGGCTGGTGTGGTTTCGCATCGGCGCGGCCGGCAACTGGAACGCCAATGCGGCCTACGCGCCGGGCGGCTCTGGCGGCATCAGCCTAGCATCCATCGCCAACAGCCTGATCGGGCTGCGGCCAATTTACGCCAACGCGAGCAGCGCCAATGGCTCGGATACCGCCAATTTCGGCGACACCGCATTCACCGGCAGCGTGCCGGCCGGCTACACGTCGGGCTGGCCGACCTCGGCCTTGGCGCTCAACGCCGTCGTCACCACCGCCGCCATCGAGCAATGGGCCGATGGCAACCCCGCCGCGCGCTTGACCAGTGTGGCCGTCGAGCAATGGGCGACGCCGACTGGGATCGGCGTGCAAGCCTGGTTGTCGCAGGTGGCGATCGAGCAGTGGGCCTCGGCCTCGGCTGCCGTGGTGACGGCGACACAGCCGCAGGTCTCGGTGATCACCTGATGGCGCGCCAGCAGATATCGGGCGGCACCTACCAGGCCCGCTCTGTCGTTGCGTCGGCGCAGCGGTGCTTGAACCTCTACCTGGAGCCGCTGCCGGCCGAGGTGGGCGAGCCTAGCCGGTTTGCGCTCTATCCCACGGCAGGCCTGGTGACGCTGGCGATGCTGCCCACGGTGCCGGTGCGCGGGGTCTACACCGCCACGAACGGCATCCTGTATGCCGTCGGCGGTGACACGCTCTACCGCGTCGAGAGCGACTGGACCTATAGCGCGCTCGGCACCATCACCGGCTGGATCACGACGCCCGTCAGCATGTCCGACAACGGCCTGCAGCTGGTTGTCGTCGACGGCACGATCAATGGCTGGCAGCTGACGCTGTCGGATAATACCTTCGCGCAGATCAGTGACAGCAGCGGCATTTTCCGCGGCGGCGACCGGGTCGACTACCTCGACACTTATCTGCTCTTCAACGTCCATGGCACGCCGCAATTCATCTCCTCGGACAGCCTGGCGGTGACGTTCGATCCGTTGTGGTTCGCGAACAAGCAGTCGCACAGCGACCTGCTGGTCAGCCTGGCGGTGGCCAAGAGAGAGATATGGCTGCTCGGCGCGTCGACGACGGAAGTGTGGTATAACACCGGGGCGTCGGATTTCCCGTTTGCGTCGATGCCGTCGGTGATCATCGACCACGGGTGCGTGGCGGTCTATTCGGTCGCGCTGCATGACAATGCGGTGCTGTGGCTAGGCAAGGATCGCCAGGGCCAGACGCAGGTGCTCGAGGGCAGCGGATACCTCGCGAAACGGGTCAGCACCTATGCCATGGAAACGGCGCTCGCCAAATACAGTCGTATAGACGATGCGATTGGCTTTACTTATCAATACAACGGTCACTACTTCTACCATTTGACGTTTCCTGAGGCTGACAAGACGTGGCTGCTGGACCGCACGACCGGGCAGTGGTCAGAGCTGGCGTGGATCGACACCAATGGGCTCGAGCACCGGCACCGGGCGAATTGCGCCGCCGCGGCCTACGGCAAGGTCGTCGTCGGCGACTGGCGGTCAGGCGCGCTGTATCAGCTCGACCCGCACGCGGGGGATGATGCCGGCCAGCCGATCCGGCGCCAGCGGGTGCTGCAGCACCTGCTGAATGAGGGCAAACGCGTCTACCACCACCAGCTGATCGCCGATATGGAAGCCGGCACCGCGCCGGCCGGGCTCGACTGATGGCCCAACCGACCTACGAAACCGCGGCCGGCACCTCGGCCTTTCCCTACCCGCTGGGCGCCGGCCATACCTTCACCTTGACCACCTCGACGGGCGGCACGGATCGGGTGCTGCTGCTGGCGATTGCCGGCGATGTCTACAACCAGGCCTGCCCGGCCGTGTCGTCGGTGACCTCGCCGGGGCTCACGTTCACCCGGCTGGCGGGGCCGTTCACGCTCAGCAACCACGCCGACGAGCTGCACGGTTCGGGCGGCAATGGGTCGATAGAGTTCTGGTGGGCGCCGGCCGCGGCACAGCTCACCAGCCAGGTCATCACGGTGACCCTCTCGGCCGGCTACACCGCGGGCTTCAGCAGCATCTCGGGGAGCTACGGCGCCGCACTGGCGGCCTATGAAGGCTGCAGCAACATCTCGAGCCCGTGGGATACGACGGTCGGCCTGCCGGTCACGGTGGACGGCGCCGCGCCGCAGTCCGACAGCACGGTCAATTTCGCCGACCGCACAGGCGTTGTGTTCAACTCGGGCGACAGCGCAGAGACATACCTCGCCTGGTATATCGTGGGCCTGGTCGGCACCTCTGGCGACGTGCTGCCGGTGGCGCTCTACGGCAGTTTCATCACGGGTGCGTCGCACGCCAACACTGGCGCTGCGGCAGACTGGGCCAACACGCCGCCGGGTGGGATTTTCGGCACCTCATCGTCCAATGGCCAGGTGGTTTCGTTTGCGTCGTTCAGCTACACCGCCGCCGCGCCACCACCCCCGCCACCTGTCCCGGATGTGCCCTCGGGCCTGACCTGCGGCACCTCGACCACCGGCTCGATCACCGCGCAGTGGGACGCGGTGACCGACGCGACCAGCTACGATGTGCAGTATCGCCAGGCCGGTGACATCGCCTGGATTGATGCCGGCACGACCACCGACACCGGGCTGCAGATCACCGGCCTGGCGGACGGCACTGCCTATCAGTGGCAGGTGTCGGCGACCGGCGAGGGCGGCACCAGCGACTGGTCCGACAGCCATACCTGCATCACGCTGACGATCGCCAGGACGTCGCAAAACCTGGTGTGGCTGGAGTGGTCCGACGATCGCGGCCACAGCTGGAGCATGCCGGTATCGATCACCTTCGGCGCTACCGGTGAATACCTGACCTCGTTGCAGTGGCAACGACTAGGCTACGCCCGCGACCGCCTCTACCGCATCACCTGGTCGACCTCCCTGCAGACCAACCTGCAGGGCGTGTGGCTCGACGTTTCGCCAGCGAGATCCTGATGGCCGAGTTGCTCCCGACCCCCGTCCTGCAGTTCATCGATCCGAATGGCCAGCCCTACGCGCTCGGCAACCTGGCGACCTACGTGCCGGGAACCAGCACGCCGAAAACCACCTGGTCGGACAGCGGGGCGACGTCGGCCAACACCAATCCGATCGCGCTGGATGATGCCGGTAGTTGCGTCTGTTACGGTGACGGCGCCTATCGGTTGATCCTGACGGACGCGAACGGCGCGCAGGTGTTCGACCTCGAGTCGACGACGCTGGTGTCGGTGGCCATGGCGCCCGTGGTCATCGCGCCGGACCTGGCGTCGGCCAGGGATGCGATGGGCATCACCGCGGCGATCAACGCCGAGGCGGCGGCGCGTGTGTCGGCCGACAATGCCGAGGCGGCGGCCAGGGCGGCAGCAGACACGGCGGAAACCACCCGCGCCGAGGCGGCCGAGGCAGCCAATGCCGCGGCGATTGCCGCCGAGACAGCGCGGGCCGAAGCCGCCGAGGCGGCGATCAGCGGGTCGGTCGGAACGTTCAAGACGGGCAATGCGGTGAGCGACGGGTTCGGCAATTTCACCGTTACGTTCCCGTCCGCATTTCCGACCTCGGTGTTTGCCGTCGTCTGTCAGCCTATCGCAACGATCGGTGCGTGGGTTGAGCTGAGCGCCCCGGCGACCACGACGGGGTTCTCCGGGCGCACGCTGAGCCCTGATGCCGGCGGTGACTGGTCGCTCGGCGGGCTGCATTTCTATTGGTTGGCCACGGGAAACTAAGATGGCCGATCGCACCGGGTTTCCCAACGCGCCGCTGGTCGATGCCAACACCGGGCTGGTGTTTCCGGTTTGGCAACGCTTCTTCTTGGCGTTGTGGAACCGGTCCGGCGGGGCGATCGGCACCAGCCTGGCTGACCTGGTGGCGGCGCTGACGGCGGAAACCAGTGCGCGTGAGGCCGGCGATGCAGCGCTGCAGTCAGCGCTGACGGCGGAAACCGCCGGTCGCCAGGCGGCGGTATCAGCCGAGGCGGCGGCGCGCCAGGCGGCGGATGCGGCGCTGTCGTCGCAGATTGCCGGCGGTTCGCCGCTGACGCGCGCGCGGCTGTGGATGGGCCTGCCGTGATCCTCGACCAATACACGCGCAGTCTGGAGATTGTGCTGGGCGAGGCGCACACGACGCGGCCATGCGACATCATCTGCTGCTACGCCACGTCGTCGTCGACCGCGTTCCAGCCGGCGCTGGTGATGGGCCACACCAACGGCACCACCGCCGTCACGCTGCTGGCCGGCACCATCTCCGGGGCGCAGATCATCCAAGAGGTGCGGGTCTGGAATAATGATACGGTGACGCACAATGTTACGCTGCGCGTGACCGATGGCACGACCACGATCATCATCAAGGCGGCGTCGGTGTCGGCGGGTGATGGGTTCCTCTACGCGCCGACGGTGGCATGACGCCGCCGCCGTTCCTCGTGTTTGCGCTGCCTCGCTCGCGGACGTGGTGGCTGTCGCAGTGGCTGTCGATCGCTGCCGTCGGGCCGGTCGGGCATGACCTGGCGATCGAGGCTGACAGCGTGGATGTGCTGCTGGAGGCGGTTTTTCGGCGCTTTCGTGGCTCGGTCGAAACCGGTGCGGCCGAATGGTGGCCATTGTTTCGCGCGGCGATCCCGGATTTGCGCATGGCCGTCATCCGCCGCCCGGTGCAGTCAGTGGGCGCGTCGCTCGCGGCGTTGGGCGTTGAGCCGCCGTGGGAGGCGCTGTGGCGGCGCAACGCGGCGCTCGAGGCGCTGGCCGGGCAGCCGCAGGTGATGAGCGTCGCATATGACGACCTGAGCGATTGCCGCACTGCCGCGGCGCTGCAGGAGCACCTGCTGCAGTCACCGTTTAACTGGTGGGCGTGGGAGCGGGCCGACCGCATCAACCTGCAGCTGGACTGGCCGGCACGCGCGGCGCGCCTGGTCGAGCGGCGCGATGCGATCGAGCGCCTGAAAGACCAGGCGTCGGTGCGGCTCGCGTTTCCACAGCCGTTTATCTCGGTCGGCGAGGAGCGGTGGGAGGACGTGGCCGAGGCGCTCGAGCGGCTGGGCGCGGTGCATCATGCCGAGGCGACCGAGGGGCGCGAGGGGCAGTTTCGCCTGCAACGGGATGTCATGGACGAGCTGGCGCGGCGTGGCGAACTGCGCGTGCTGATCGCGCGCGTCGACGGCGCGATCGGCGGTTACTGCCTCTGGACGCGCGACCACAACGTCGAGGCGGATGCGCCGCCGACGATGGTGCATGGCCCCTTCTACGTGGCGCCTGGGTTCGCCCGGCACTGCCTGGGGCGGCGGCTGCTGACGGCATCACGCGACCTGTTCCGCGCCGAGGGGATCCAGCGGCTGACGCTGCACCATACCGTGCATGGCCGCGGCGCGCGGGCCGGGCGGCTATATGAGGCACTCGGCGCCAAAGAGTATCGGCGCGATTATCTGTGGGACGTGGGCAATGGGTAGCATTTCACTCCCGGCTGCGATCGTTGCCGGTTCGGCGATTTCCGGCGGCGCCGGGTTGCTGGGCTCGATGACCGCGGGCAACAAGGCAGCGGATGCCTCGCGCGAGGCGGCACGGATCGCTGAGCAGCAATATCAGACGACGCGCGGCGACCTGCTGCCGTTCACGCAGACCGGGCAGAACATCCTGCCGGCGCTGACGGATGCGGCGCTGACGCGCACGGGTGGCGGGCCGGACTATGTCAGCCAGGCGGCAGCGCTCGGATCCGGGCCGGACATGCAGGCGGCGCTCGAGCGCACGCCGGGGTATCAGTTTCAGCTGCAACAAGGCCTCAAAGCCACGCAATCGGCGGCGGCGGCGCGCGGGCTCGGCGTCAGCGGCGCGGCGCTGAAAGGCGCGGCCACGTTCGCGACCGGCCTTGCAGACAGCAACTACGAAAAACGGTTCGCCGACCTGCTGCAGTTGAACACCGCACAGCAGGGCAACGTCCAGAACCGATACAGCCGCCTGGCCGGTGTCGGGCAGCTGGGCGAGAGTGCAGCAGCCGGCACGGGCGCGGTGGGGGCGAATGCGGCCAACACCGCGGCGTCGGCGACGACGGCGGCCGGCACGGCACAGGCGGCCGGCGCGCTGGGCGGCGCTAACAGCATCGGCAACGCCGTCAACAGCGGCATCAACAACTATCTGGGCTACCAGCTCGCGCAGAAATACCTGCCGGGCGGTGGCGGTGGAACGGGCGGCTATACCGGCGGCGGCGCATTTGATCCCGGGATCCCGCTGCAAAGCGGAGGCTACACCACATGAGCGACACCCTCGCCCTCACATCCGCCCTGTCCCGCGGCAGCCTGCTCGACAAGATCGCGGGCGGTGCCGTGCCGCCGCAGTTCGATTATCTCAGTGCGCTGGGGCGTGCGCAGCAGGTCGGCGCAGGCGCGTGGGGCCTCAGAGAGGCGCAGGCCAAGCAGCTGGCCGGGGAGGCGTATCAGGGCGCGATCGACAGCGAGGGCAATTTCGATCCCGCAAAATTCCAGCGCAATCTCGTGGCGGCGGGGCCGGATGCGTCGCTGGCGGTTGGCGCTGGTGTCGAGAGTGCGACGCGCGTCGGTGGTGCGCTGCAGGACCAGGGCATGCGCGGCAACGCCGCCCTGGTCGGCGCGCTGACCGGTGCGCTCAAGGCGCCACCTGGCCAGCTCCACGATGCCGTGGCGGCGCAGACGGCGATGCTGATTAACCAGGGAGTGCTGCCGCAATCGCGCGCGCTGCGGGCGCTGTCGATGCTGCCGAACGACGAGGGGCAGCTGCGGGCGCGGCTCGAGCAGATGCGCGTGGCGCTGTTGCCGCCCGACATGCAGCAGGGCCAGGTCTACGGCACGCCGCAGACGATCACCGGGCCTGGCGGCGTGGCGCAGTCGGCGGTCACCCGTCCGGCGAGCGAGGGCTACGGCGTGACGACGCCGCCGCAGCCTGGCGCGCAGCTGGGCATCGGGCCGGACGTGGCTGGGCAGCCGATCAAATACATCGACGGCAGCGGCAAGGAGGTGCAGACGACGCTCGGCGAATACATGACGCAACGCGGGCTCGGTCACCTGGTGACGCCGCAGGGCGGCCAGCCGACGGGCGGGCTGCCGGGGCCGCAATCCAACCCCTCGCCGGCCAATCCGCCGCGGCTTAACCCGGCGGCGCAGCCGGGACCGGCCAGGCCGCAGCTGACGACGACGAGCGGGCCGGCGCCGGGGGATGTGCCGACACAGGAGGCCAGCGCCAGGGCCTACACCGACGACCTGGCAGCGTCCGGCACCTACAACGACCGGGTGTTCCCGCTGGCCCAGGCCTGGAGCTTAATGAAGGATCCGGGCGTGCAGACCGGGCCTGGCACGCAGTGGTTTAACAATGTGAAGGCGTTCCTACAGGCGCGGGCGACGACGTTCGGGGTCAACCCGCAGGAGGTCGGCGCCGTCGACAAATACCAAGAACTGCAAAAGTATATGACGCAGTATGTCAATAAAATGGGCAGCGGTTCTGACGCTCGACTGGCGTCGGCGCTGTCAGGCAACCCGAACACGCACATCTCGACCTTGGCGAACAAGGATGTGCTGTCGGCGATGATCGCGCTCGAGCGCTACCGCCAGGCGGCGATGCTGGATTTCCGGGCGCAGGGCCTGCCGCCGGCTAAGTGGTCGTCGTTCCTGTCTGACTGGCAGACGTCGCATGACCCGCGGGCGTTCGTGGTCGACATGCTGGACGACGCGAAGCGCACCAAGGTGCTGCAGGGCATGTCGCCATCTGAGCGGGCGGCGTTCGGTCGCTCGCTCGACGTGATCGAGAAGAATGGCGACGTGATGAACCTGCCGGGCATGCACTGATGAACCAGGGGGATTTTGCCACCACCTACGGCCCGCTGGCGCAGGACGTCAGCAAGGCGACCGGGCTGGCGCCGGGCGTGGTTCTCGGCATCATCGGCCAGGAAACCGGCTGGGGCGAGCATATCAGCGGCAACAACGTGTTCGGCATCAGCCCCGGGGGTCGGGTGGCGTCGTTCCCGTCGGTGAGCGATGCGGCCCAGGCGTTCGTTTCACTTGTGAACAGCCAGCGCTATGCCGGGGTGCCGCGGGGTGGCGATGCCGGCGCGCAGGCGCAGGCGCTGGTGCGGGGCGGCTACAACACCGCGGATCCCGGCTATGCCGGCAAAGTCACGTCGATCGGCGGCCAGGCGATGGCGGCCGGCGGCGATGCGCCGTCGGTGGACGACCTCAAGGCCAGGCTGGGCCGGCTGGGCGGCGGGGCGCCTGCTGCGGCCGGGCCGCAACTAGGTGCAGAGACGCGCACCCAGTTGCCGGCGCCGTCGGTCGAGGATCTGCAGGCCAAGCTGAAAGGCCTGGGCTACGGCCAGGCGCCGGCCGCGCCGACACCGTCAGACAAACCGTCTGACACCCCCGACAAGGTCGTGGCGGATGCGCGGGGCGTGGCACGCAACGTGGCGGCCGGCGTGCTCGAGGGCGTCGGCGGCATGGGCGATTTCCTGGCCTCGCCCGGGGCGGCGCTCGGCAAGCTGGCGGTGACCGGCGGCGTGACCGCGGTCGATGCGGTGCGCCGCGCGATGGGCTATCCCGGCATACCCGACGAGCTGCGCCGCTACCTCCTCGAGGACCAGGGCGTCGGTGCGCCGGCCAGCGCCGGCATTAACTGGCTGGGCTATCACCTGCCGGGCAGCCAGAGCGCGGCGCCGTCGGACGTGCCGGCGACGACGGATAACGAGCAACTCGCGCGCAAGATGGCGGCGGGCGGCGCGCAGATGGCGGTCGGCGGCGGTGGTCCGGCGCTGGCACTGGCCGGCGCGAGCGGTGCTGGTGTCGGCCATTTGCTCGGCCAATCGGTGCCGGAATGGGCGCAGCCTGGCGTTGAGACGGCCGGCAACCTGCTGGCGACCGGGCTGCTGGGCAGTGTGCCTGGCGTGCCGCGGGCGACTGAAGGGGTGCCGGTGCCGGCTGCGGGCCGCGCGCTGCCGGCGGCAGGCCCACGACCCGGCATGGGGCCGCCGACGATCGAGGGCGAGGTGGTGCCGCCGGCCGGTGGACCGCCGCGGCCGCAGGCGGGCGGCGCCGAGGCGACCAGCGAGCCGATCCCGCCAAAGACCCGCGCCGAGGCGCTGCGCGACCTCGAGACGACGGTGAACCAGAGCGCGACCGACCGCGCCGGGCCAGGCATGGTCGACAACACCGTCTATGTCCCGGGCGTGCAGCGGCTGCTGGCGGCGCGCGATTTCAACCAGCCGCATGCGCTCGACGACAAGGTGGCCCGCGCAGGGGACACGGCCTATCGGCAGCGCGCCGAGGCGATCGAGCGCGAAAACAACAACATCATGGTCGACCTGCTGCGCAACGACGCGCGCGACGACATTGCCCTCGATCGCGCCTACCAGGACCGAGAGAACGTCCGGCCTGGCCCGCTGCATGTTTTCGACAACGAGCAGCCGGTATCGGCGGCCGACACGCTGCGCGAGATCGACCAGGCGCTGCAGTCGGACATCGGCAAGCGCGATGCGGTGCGGCCGATCCTGCAGCGGATCCGCGCCGGGCTGTTCGATCGCGACGGCAACCTCGAGGAGGCGCCGAGCCTGCTTTACGGGGTCCGGCAGAACATCACCGACTACCTGAAAAAGGGCCGCGGGTCGGGTGATGAGGCGGCGGCGATCCGGCTGGCCAAGGACATCCTCGAGGGGCTGCTGCCGACGCTCGACCGCACCATCACCGAGGGCGCGCCGACGTATGGCAGTGTGTATCTACCGGCGTATCGCGCCGCGTCGATCCCGATCAACCAGATGGAGTTCCTGCAGCGCTATCAGACCGGGTCGGGCAAGCTGACCGGACAGGGCGGGCAGCTGCAGTTGTCCAAGGTGCAGAAGATGCTCGACGACATCTATCAGGGCCAGAGCGTGCGCGGGATCCATCCGGCCAAGAACCTAACCGAGGAGCAGGTGAACAACGTCATTGCCGTGCGCAACGAGCTGGCGGCGTTGGACCTGCAGGACCGGATGGCCAAGGTGAAGGGGTCGGACACGTTCCAGCAGATCCAGCGCGGCGCGCCGCAGCCGGAAACGCCGCTCGGCGTCGCGGTGCGCGGCGCGGCCAACATGGGGCTGCATGTCGGCATCGGCATGAGCCCGGCGGCAGGCCTCGGCAATGCCGCGCTCGGCGCCTACTCCAACGTCTACCTGCCAGCCAAGCGGGCGGCTGCGCTGCGCAAGGTCGAGCGCGCCATTGCCGACCGCAAGGAGCAGCTGCTGCAGACCAACGCCGGGGCGACTGGCGCGCCCTAGACGACGGTTGCGATCACCACCACGACGGTTACACCGATCACCGTGTAGGCGGCCCAGCCGGCGGCGCGCTGATAGAGCGGCCTCGGCGGCTCTGGCGTCCGCCACGCCCGCATTTGGCGCCTGACCTGGCGGCGGGTCGTCCAGCTGGCCCAGCTGTTCAGCAACATGACGCCCACGAATATGCCGAGGCCGACCCCGGCAGCGATGTGTAGCATTTCCGCACCCCACGTTTCCTACAGTCTAGCTCCTTGTGTGCCCACACGCGCCCGCGCGCGAGGCGCGACTGCGCGCCGCCACCGCCTGATCGCTGATCGTCTTGTGCCCACACGCGCCCGCGCGCGAGGCGCGACGGCAGACCTCCTGCCCTCACTGGCAGAGCGGCACGCGCCCACACGCGCCCTCGCGCTAGTCCGTGCGCCACACGCGCCGCGTGTCCCGACCGCTGTCTCCGGTTACAGACCGACGACGAGGCACTGCGGCCGATAGCTACCGACCCTATAGACCGGCGACACAGACTGTAATCGATCCGATGCTGCATTGTCTAGCCCGAACGGAGTATCACGGACCCGTGAGGTGCTGCCGTGCCGTCCCCCAAAATCCTGGTCCCCCTGTCGCTGTTGGCGGCGATGCCGGTGCTGCGTGCCGACAGCACGCTCACGGCCAGCTGGTATGGCGCGCACGAGGAGGGCAGGGCGACGGCGTCGGGGTGCGCGTTCCATGCCGCGGCGCTGACGGCGGCGCACAGGATCCTGCCGCTTGGGACGGTGCTGCTGGTGTCGCGCGGCGAGCGGGCGGTGGTGGTGACGGTCAACGACAGAGGTCCATACATCCGTGGCCGGCAGCTCGATCTTTCGCTTGGCGCGGCCGAGCGGCTGGACATGATCGACGTCGGCGTGGCCAAGGTGCGGGCGCAGGTGATCGGCTGGCGGGTGCTGCAATGTCGCTGATCCGCCGGTTCACGCGCCGCGACGGCGGCCTGGCGAGCCTCTATCCGCTGGTGTCATGGATCCCCGGCGAGACGGTCGCGATCTTGGACGGGGAGTTCTCCGCGGCGCAGCTGCGCGAGATGGCGGACCACATGGACCGTCATCGACAACCGATCCCCTGGCCCTACCTGGCGCGCGGTGGCTGACGACGGCGCCGAGGTCGGCCACGCCTGGCACTGGCTGTCGGGCAACCTGGCGGTGGTCGCGTTCCTTGTCGGGATCCTGACCGGCACAGCTGGCGGGCTGTTCGCCGCCGGGCGGCTGGTATCGGACACGCAGCACCGGCTGGTCGACCTCGAGCGGCAGGTCGCCGGCCTGCACGCCGACATGGTGAGCGTCGATGGCCGGCTGAACACCGGCAGGGATAACCTGGAGGCGCTGCGCCGCGACGTCGACCGGGCCGAGGCCAGGATCGCGGTCACGGAAACGCGGCTGCAGCTGCTGAGTGACCGGCCGGCGCGACGCTGAAAAAATGGCGGGCCGAAGCCCGCCAGGGTCCAGATATGTCAACAGCTGGTCGGTTCTACAGCACCGGCATCGCGGGCGCCAGGGGGCGTGTCCGACGCCGTCAGACGTTTTGTCTGACGCACCGGCAGCGGGTCCATGGCGGCCTCCAGCGCCGGCTTGAGCCGGGCCAGCGCTTTGTCGGGGATCCTGCCTTTGTAGCGACCGCGGCGGGTTTCGGCGGCCCAGCGGTGCGTCTCCCAGAGCGCATGCAGCTCGACGATCGACAGGCGCCAGGCGCTGACCTGGGCAGGCGTCGCGTCGATCGGCTCGTGCTCGCGCGCAAGCTTTTCGCGGATCGCCTCGGTGATCCATTCGCCGACCGACTGGCTGTGCCGTCCGGCAGAGGCGACGGCCTGCGACCATTCGTAGTCGGGCACGCCGCGGATGGTTTTTCGGTCGTCGTCTTTTGCCATGGCGTAACGGTGCCATGTCTGACGGCGGCTGACAAGGTGTCTGACAGGGGAGGGGAATATGCTCACGCTGATCGTGCTGCTGCTGCTGGTGCTGGTGCTGTCCGGGGGCGGGTATTGGGGCTATAGCCGGTATGGCGGCCCGGCGTGGCCTGTGGGGGCGTTTATGATCCTGCTGATCGTCGTGCTGGTCTGGTTCGCCATCCCCTGGCATGCGCCGTTCCCGTAGTGTGGTTCCTGGCCGGCGTATTCCTTCCATTGATCGCGGTGCTGCTGGCCGGGCTCCACGCCACCCGCTACGGCGGGAGCGTCGGCCTGGCGACGGTGCTGTTTTTGGCCTGCAGCGTCGCGATATCGCTGTGGATCTGGGGCGCGTTGACGCACATGCACCCGACCCCATACTGGCGGCCGGCGAGTCCGTATATCCTGCCGGGCTGGGATAAACCGATGTGAGGCGGCATGGCGGAAGGCCCAGGCAAATACGACGACATCTGCACCGCAGCGCGTGAGGCGGCGGGCGCTCGGGCGGTCGTGCTGATCGTGCTGCAGGGTGACTTGGGCAGCGGGTTTAGCGTGCAGGCTGTGGGCGAGGATCTGCGGGCGCACCTGCCGGAGCTGCTGCGGCACGTCGCCGACGGGATCGAGCAGGGGACGTGAGCGCCTCCGTCTGCCCCATCGCCACGGCGGTTGCTGCCGACGTGCTCGCGCGTGCAGAGCGCGGCCTTAAGAAGTATGGCGTCCCGTTGTCGCGCACGGACCTGTCGCGTGCAGAATGGTTGCAACATCTTTACGAGGAGTTGCTCGATGCCGCTGCTTATACGCGGACCCTGATCGAGTTGGAAAAAGCCAATGTCACCAACAAAGCCTGAATCAATGGTGACCGCTAAGCAGACCGGACTGCCTTGGGCTCCTACCGGCCTTTGCCCTCTCTGCTGGGAACGTCACCCCGCCAACTGGCAGTGCATCGGCCTCCTACGACCACAGCCAATGCCGTCACCACTACCGACCGAGGATACCGATGTCAGACACGACTGATGGGACAACGACCACCGTCAGTGTTCCGTGCGCCCTCGCGGGCCGATATGCAAACTATGAGAGTTTCCGTTAACCGAACGTTTGGGGCGCGCCGGGAAAGCTGCATAACGCCGGCTGAAAAATCATCGGTGCCGTTACTTTTCCCTTGATGGGTGACGTAACCGATGCTATGTCTTGGTCATCGAAAGGGACCAGACAATGTTCTACACAACCACCACCACCACCAAGACCGGCAAGCAAAACGGTTACGCGGTGAAGAGCGAAGCGGGCGAGACGGTCGCGACCTTCCGCAACAAAGACCACGGTTACTGGCGGTTCGCCAAGACGGCAGCGGAGCGCGAGGCGGACCGACTGAACCGGCAAGCTGAGCAGGGGGGCTGAAATGCCAGCCCCGCGCCTTAACCCGGAACGCCCGCTGACGCCCGCCGAAAAGCAGAAGCGGGCGCGCGAGGCACAGGCCGCTTACATGCGGGCGCTAGAAGCCGCCGTTGCTGACGCCGATTGCTACTCGTGGAACCAGACGAGGCGGCTTCTCTGGAAGAAGACGCACATCGCGACCATCCAGCGCGCCAAGGCGGCGCAGCAGGATTTGTCAATGACACCCGAGCGCTCTTGCTGACAGTCGTCAGCAACGGCGCAGAGACACAGACACCAGTTACCGGCGCCTCGCGGATCAGGGGCAAGGAGCGCAACATGGTAAACCACCCAAACCGCCGTAAGCCGAACATTGGAGACACGCGCTTTGTGTGCTGGGTTACGCCTTACAGTGCGGTGGAGGCATCCGCTCGCGAGAAGGGTTGGAAGCCAGGAAGTGAAGACAGCATCAATGATCTTCTTGAACCGGAAGACTTCGAGGTGGCGCGCTACTTCCCGACGCAGGATGCCGCCGTTGCGTATGGACAGAAGTTTTGCGACGCCGGCCTAGACTACTGGGGCGAGGTCCATGTCTATCGGCAGGTCTACCAGATTGATGCCGATACGCAGCTCCCCGCGTGGGTAGATGTCCACAAGTGGTATGTCTCGAACAGCGGCATAGATGCCGATCATTCGGTCGAGATTTGCGAGTAACACCAACCCCGGCCAAGGAGCCGATCATGGCAGCAAATTGGAAATGCGAAGAATGCGGCTGCATTACCTTCGGCGCTTCGGGATATTGCATGGACTGCGGGTCGTCTGATCTGCGCGAAATGACACCAGAGGAAGAACGCGCCTCTATGGAGGCCGCTGGCATGATCCTTGAGGACTGAGAGAGACCCTATAGGAGAACCGTTATGTCGGATGTAATGGCGACGCGAACTGATCCATTAGGTTTTGCATCCAGAGAAGCCCTCCGCTCCATTAACCGCGCGGATTTGGCCGACGCCATATCTCTTTGGCTCAAGGACTACCATCGCGCGGCGCAAGCGAGACGTTTAGCCGAGGATACTCATCAGTCTGATGATTGGCGCGTCGAGCAGGCGAAGATGAAGGAGGCCGAGTTGCGCGGCGCCTTAAACCTGCTGCGGCATAACGTTTGGGAGGCGACCGATCCCAATTACCGCCTTGGGACCGATGAGGCTTACAGGCGCGACGATGAGTCTTTGGTGATCCCCGAGGCGTAGGTATCATAGACCCCGGAGGCGGACAGATGGCTATCAAAGTAGGCAACCTTAGAAGCGCTTCCGCCAAGCGGCAGATTGAAAGCGGCTTTCATTCAATGGATGCCTGCGAACTTTGCCAAAAACCCCTGAAGGGCGAGCCGCTGCTCGTGGCTATTGACCATGAGTGCTATGAGTTTGTTACTGATGCCGAAGCTAAAGAGCGTGGCGATGCGGTTAGCCTGTTCCCGGTTGGCGCCGACTGTTATCGCAAAATCAAGCGCGCCCTAACGGCGTAACACAGACCCCTGTCTCTGTTCCGTCCGCAAACGGTGTTTAACGGACGGAACCAGCCTTGCGGCAGGTTTGCAGCCTTGCGGCAGGTTTGCGGATCCCCCGATCAACGAACCTAAACGGCCCCGATCGGTTCGGAGCGTGCGAGAACCGGCCGAGGAACGGGCAACCTCGACCGGCCCGCTCTCGCCAGCCCGGCTCCCCAGCCTGACTGGTTACCGCCATGGCGGCGGCGGGGCGGACTGTAGGCGCCGAGGCCGAGCGGTCAAGCGCGGCCCGGGGCGTGCGGGTGGATGAGGCGCGCGTAGCGGTAACGGTGAGCGATGAGCGACAAGGACCGACAGACGGTGATGGACGCGGCGGCGGCGCAGCAGCGCAGGCGGGAAATGTTGGCCCGCGCGATATGGGCCGAGGCCGCGGGGCTGGTGATGGATCCGCTCGGCGAGCAGCTGCCTGACCGCCTATGGCAGCAGGCGCTGAGCAAGGCGGACGCCATCCTCGCTCTCATTGGCGCGCGTCCGATTGCGCGTTACGAAGATTGACCTCGTCTTGAAACGCTTTGATCTCGGCGTTAAGGGCGTCGAGGGTGACCTCGTCGGCCTCGGTCACGTCGTCGCCGGGGTCCATCTGGTGGAACAGGATGTCGAGCCCGGCCACAGCGCCGGCAAAAAATACGGCGCGCAGGCGGACCCGCCACTCGGTCGGCGTGCCGAGGGGTAGGCAGGTGGTGCTGAAATCGACCCACTGCGCCTCGATGCGTTTGCCGTCCTGGCGCAGGCGCTCGATCAGCTGCTCAGTCTGTGGCGTCGTCATGCGGCGTGTCCTTCTGCTCTATGAGGCCGGCGGCGCTGAGCACGGAAAACGCCCTTAGGATTTCCGCGGTCGGCGCGTCGGCCATGGTGAACGCCAGGTTGCCGGTGGCGCCGTTGATCTGCATGGCCAACCGCGGTGGGCCTTGCCGGCGCGGCACGGCGACCGGGTGCAGCGTCAGCGCGGGCGAGGCGGCCTGCTCGGCTTGGTAGGCAGCGACGGCGGTGGCGGCGCGGCCACCGCGTGGCGGCGCCCCGTTTGTCGGCATCCAGTCCGTGGCCAGGTCGGTGAGGTCGAGGCCGACCGCGTCGCGCCATTTTTCCGCAGTGTAACGGGAGATCCGATGCCGCCCGCTGGCGATCTGGGTGATGAGAGCGCTGTTGCGCGCCCCCTTGCCATCGCGGTTGTCGCCGTAGATGGCGCGGGCCAGGTCGGAGCGTGACCAGCCGTGCTCGGCCATAAACGCCTCGGCGCGGTCGGCCTGCTCCTGAAGGTTAGGATCGAGGGTGACCGTCATACCACCGCCTCACGGCGGCGCCGTCGGGCCTGAGCTTTGGCGCGGGCGTTGGCGTCATCGATCATGCGCTGGATGTCGGCCTCGGCCTCACGCAGCGTGCCGGCGTTCGGCACGGGCGGGCGCGAGCGCAGCACCGCGCGGTAGTAGACGTCGCGCTCGGCAGCCGATCTCGAGCGAAACGGCCCACGCTCCTCATTGCCCAATGCCCAATACCAACCCGACAAAAGCGCGGCTTCGGTTTTCGGGTCTTTGCGTCTGGCGTTCCACCAAACTTTTACACGACCCGAAACGAAGAATACATTGGCGCCGGAACGGTCTATTTGCAGCCGAACATGAAGACTAAACAACACGCACCCCGCGTTTGGTTTCCGAATGTCTCACCTTGCAAAAAGCATGGCAGCTGGCAAGGCAGTGCGTAGATCTACGAATGGCGTCGGCTCACGTGGATGTGATATCGCTCTCGTTTCAACACGGGGGCGCAATCCATGCTTCTCTTTCAGGGTCCGGCGCAGTCGGTCGGGCCGGCGGTCGCCGAGATCATGCTGTCCGATGAGCAATCCGACCTGATTGTGCTGCTGGCGCGACGCGAGCTGCTGCGGGCGCGCACGGACGCGCCATACGATGCGCTGGTCGAGCGTCTCCGACAGCTCGTGCTCGATCTCGGCGAGGATCCGATCGTCATCGTCCGCCGGCCCGATTGAGGGTATGCTGTGCGGGTGATCGTCTATCTGCTGACCATCATTTTGGGTGCGGCGATGCCGGCGCGCATGGTGTTGACCGATGCCGGTGAATGCGATCGGCTGGCCAAACGGATGATTGCGCACGATCCCAAATTGGCAGGCAGCCGGTGGACGTGCGAGGCGCTGCCGATGCTGTTTGCCTCGATCGATCCGCCACAGAAACCACCGGAGCAGCTGCCGGCACATTAGCCGGCGGCCAGTTTGTCTTCGCCGACCATCGGCCAGTCGTCGATATCGGGCGGCATGCCGTCCGTCGGCGGTGCGGGGGTTTCGATTGCGGCTTCGGCGGCGTCGTCGGCCTGGGCCTGGGCCTGCTCGGCGTTGCGCAGTTCGGTGAGGCGCCCCTCGGCGCGGCCGATCCAATGGGCGAGGTGCTGGCGGGCGTCGCCGACCAGGCGCTTCTTGGCCAGCGCGACGCGCTCGCTGTGCAGCAGGGCGGCGATGGCATCGCTATCCGGCGCAGCCTCCAGCTGGCGGTCGAGGTCTTGCAAAAACTGAGCGTTGGTCAGTGGCTTTCGCTCGCTGGTGTGGTCCGGCGTGCCGAGCGGCGCGCGGCTGGCGTCATGGTCCTGCTTGGCACCCTGCAGCCCTGTAGAGTTTTGCGGCGGCGTTTGAGGTGGCGGGTCGTGGTCGATGACGATGCCGCCCTCCGCGATGGCGCGCCCTTCCATTTCTTCAGCTGTCGCCGAGCCATCCTCAGGGAACGCTGCGCGCAAGCTGGCGGCTTTGGCGCATTTGTGCAGCTGGCCGCGGGCGCGGCGCTGCCAGGTGTCGTTCGGCACCTCGCTGCGGCCCATGCGGGCATAGCATTCTTCCCAATAGACCGGTTCGCTGAACGCGCAGCGCTGGCCGTTGATCATGCGGTAGACGGTGACTTCGCACCATTCCGGGAAGTCAACGACGACCGAGGTGTTGCGCTCCTGGCCGCGCCTGCCGACTAGGCCGGTAAAGGTGCGGCGCTTCATCGGCCCCCAGGTCGGCGGATCCATGCCGGCCCAGTGCCCGGTCCTGGCGGCGGTGGTCTGCAATTCGTTGATGCCGGGCCAGACGGTTTCCACCTCGCGGCCCAGCGTGCTGTTCCACATCGGCACGATATGCACGGGCTTTTTGAACACATCGAGCCCGCGCGCCTTGCAGTAGTTCAGCGCCAGCACGATCGCCTCGGCGCTCTTGGCGCCTGGGAAAATGGCGTCCGTGAGCACGCGCCATTGTTCGACATCGACCGGCGCGGCGGCCGGCATGGGTAGCCTGGCTATCTGGTTCATTGTTTCGGCCTGATGACGAGTCGTTGTGAGTTACGCATGTTGATGCTGGCGCCGAGGATGATCCGCCCCTGCTCGATCGCCTCTTTGATCCGCCGCTTGTCCGGCTCGGCCTCCGGGCGTTTCCACAAATCCGGCGGTATTTGTTTCGGGTCGACGATTTCGACCCACGCCGGCTCGCGGGCGAGGTAGGCGGTGAACTGCTCCGACGTCACCTGCGGGCAGCCGGTGTCTTGCAGCGAGGCCTGCAGCGCGGTGCGGACATCCTTGGCCGCGGCCTGGGCACTGGCGGCGAGCTGGTCCAGCGCCATGATCACGCGGACTGTTTCGACGTAGTAGCGTTCGAGGTCGGGTTCGGCCACCGCGGCCCGGATGCCCTGGGCTAGGGCCTTGCCGGCGGCGAGCGTGTGTTTGTAAGCCCCGGCGACGGCCTGGTGCAGCGTGTCGCGGGCGGTGGCGGCACCGCTACCCATCGGCGTCGACCGGGTTCACAGCAGCACCAGCAGCGGCTGGCGGTGCAGGCGGTCCAGTTCGGCCTGCAGGCTGACCTGTGCGCCCAGCAGGGCGTCGCGCAGGTCGTCAGGATGCCAGCGGCTGTCCGGGTGCTCCAGTGGCTCTAGGTCGCGGATTTGTTCCAGCCATGATCCGACGACGTCGCGTAGGATCTCGACGGTGCGGATGTCGCGACTGTCGCGGGCGACGACGTCACGTTCCCGGATGCAACCAATAACTGCATGATATGCCTGTGGTCGATCACGGAGTAGCGAGTTTGAGTCCAGTCCGCAATCGTCACGGACTGGGGCCGACCCGCCGTCCTCCTCATCTTCAACCCGGTCATGATGCAACAGAGTTCGTAACGGCCGGAACAAGATGCGACCGGCAGATGACAGGAGCGTCATCGCGCTATTGCTCGCAATACGAGTGCCGGTGTTTTTTACCCCTGCGCGGATACCCGGAGGATACATGACATGCTGCACGTGGCCGCCTCCCCGATGCTGGGCTCACGCAGTTTGTCTAATCGGGGTAATCAAGACGGTCAACAAGAGGTTGGCGCCGAGGGGGACGCCGTCGCCGAGGCCTGGGCTATCCAGCGGCTATTGTCGTCGATTGATCAGCTATGCTCGGTTGATCAGCTATGCTCGGTTGATCAGCTGCCTCGGTCTTCGCCTCCCACCAGGCCTTCGCTCCTGAGAGCAGCGTTGGGCGATCCTGCTCTGGCAGGCTGCGGAAAAACCGCACCAGCTCGATCAGGTCCGGCTCGGTGACCAGGATGGCGCGGTTGTCCGTGCCGGGGGCAAATTCCGGCATGATGTCGGCCGGGCGCAGGCCCAGCACCTCGGCGATGAGCAGGCGGTTGCGAATGGACGGCACCTTGTGGCCGCCCTCCCACAGGCCGACGGCGCCCTGCGTGCAGCCGATCGCGTCCGCCAGCATACGCTGCGTTATGCCGCGCTCCTCCCGGTATTGACGCAATTTCTGCCCCAAATCCACTGCCTGCACCCCGCCCGCTCCCGCTGTAGTCTACCACGGGCTGCATAAACTGTGAAATGCGGTAATCAAAAATCACGGGTGTGAGCGCTACCGGCTATTGCGTTGCTCACGAGGTGCGCTAAACGTCGGTTATGACCGACGACGCTATGGCTCGCATCCGCGCCCGTCGCGGACTGGTAGGCCAGATCGCCACATTTTGCGGATTGACCCGGGGCGCCGTGTGGAAATGGCGCCAGGTGCCGGCCGAGCGCGTCGCGCAGGTCGAGGCTGTCACCGGCATCCCGCGCCATGAGCTGCGCCCGGACATCTGCCCGCCACCAGCGACAATAAGCCAACAGGGAGACGATCACGTGAGCACTGACGCGCAGGCTGACGACTATCTGGCCCTGGCCACGGCAACGGCGGTCGGGGATGTGCGCGACCACATTCTCGAGCAGCTGCGCAACGATCATGATCCGCTGCCCTGGTCGTTCAGGACGGAGGCGAAACAACGAGAGGTCGTCGACCGGGTCACGCGATTTGCCCGCGCGCTGGTCGACAAGCTGTGCAGCATGGTGGCGGCGCAGGGCCTGCAGGCGGCGCCGGGTAAGCTGGTGCGGCTGACTACGCGGAACGGTGTCGAAATGACAATCCACGTGTCGTCGACGGATCCGCTGCGCCATGAGCTGATGGACCGGGTCGGCGGGCCGGTGATGATCGTGCTGAGCCAGGCCGAGGAGATGTCCGGCGAGCGCAGCCCGGTCAGGATACGACGCGATCAGGGGGACATGCTCGACGCGGCCGAGTAGTCGTGGCCAAGCCGCCGTTCAGGCTGACGCCGCCTGTGGTGCGCGAGCATCCGCTGCAGGAGGCGCTGACTAAGGTTCTCAGGCTCGAGATCGCGCCGCCCGGCAAGCTGAGCCTGCCCGGTGTCTGCTGGTATTCGATCGATCATGCCAACTACCACGGGGAGGTTCCCGGCACGCGCACTGCGCGCGGCGTCGTCGCCGGCCTGCCGGATGTCTGGTTTCATTGGGGCGGGCGAACGGGCGCGGTCGAGCTGAAGGCGGCCGATGGCTCGCTGTCGGAGGCGCAGATCGAGCGGCTGCCGATCTTGGCGCAGTCCGGCGTGATGGTGGCGGTGGCCAACGACGCCTGGCAGGTGCTGCAGATCCTCGACGCCTGGGGCGTGCCGCGGGCGCGGCGGACGCGGGTGGCATGAAGGAGGTGCTGCGGATCCTGCGCGCCAGGCTGCCGGCGGATACGATCGCCGAGGTGCTGCAGCTAACCCGCGGCGAGGTCGATGATCTGTTCACCGACGGGCGGGCGGTGAGCTGGTTCGGGGAGTTGTGGGCGAGCCATGTCTACCGGTTCCAGCGGCGGTCGTCGCGCCAGGCGCCGGTCAACGGCAGGGTGCCGGCGAAGGTGCCGCACGATGTGCGCGTCCGCGCCATGGTCAAGCACATCCGGTTTCAGGAGAGCGGCGACCAGGGCAAGGGGCGCGATTGCGACCTGGCGGCGCTGATCGCGGCGCTCGAGCGCATCGAGACAGTGGTCGTTGTCGACGTGCGCGGCTGGCCGGCGGTCAATTTTATCCCCGTCGACAGCAAGGCGCTGCTGCGCCTGGTGCGTGAGGGCGGCCTCGGTGTGCAGGGGCTGTCGGCGAAGCAGTTCGATGCGTGGCTGGCGCGCACATTCCGCGTCGTCGTTGAGGAGATCCCGGCCGAGCGGCTGCGGGCACCGGAGGCGGCCGCATGAACGCCGCCCTATACATCGTTGGAAATCTGGCTCTTAATGCGGATCGCCCGTCGGACTGTGACCTCCGACGGGCGACCGCATTATCGGAAACCTGGTGCGGGGTGTGCGCGAACCGGCCCGATCCCAACGCCGGTTTCGCACGCCTCGGCCAGCAAGGCAAGGGGTGTGCTTATGACAGTCTGGTCATTGATGGCGCGCTGCCCGGTGGAGGCGGCGGTGCCTGAGCCGATCAATCCAATTCCCTATGCACGCGACCTCGCCCGGCCTGTCCGGCGCGGGTTGTTGGCGTTGCCGCAGGCGCAGGCCGGGCTGCGGGCGACCTGTCACCGGCTGGCGCGGCAGGGCCAGCTCGCGGGCGACGGCGACCCTGAAGGGTGGTTCGCGCACCTGAACTGGGTGCTGTGCCGGGAGATCGATCGTCAGCAGGCGGTTGCCGATACCGTTGGCGGCGGGATCGGGCGGCGGACGCGGGAGATGATCCGCGCCAGGCGTGCCTCGAACGAGGTGCGGGCGGCTGCGCATGACATCAACGGCGCTGCCGGGTTCGCGCTGACCGAGCGCGAGGTCGAGGAGATTGTCGCGGAGCAGGTTTACTGGGCGTTGCCGAGGGAGTTGCGCCATGGCTGACGATGACGACGGCCAGGAGGAACGCGAGCGGCTGTATCGGGCGTGGGACACGCGGCGCACGGCCGGCGGACCCAAACTAGGCGTGGTCGGCGGCACGGATCCGGCGCGTGGGCCGTTCCGGTTGCACCCTGCCAGGCTGCCGGACCCGGAGACGATCCCGCCGCGGGAGTGGCTTTACGGCACGCAGCTGATCCGCGGCTACGTGACGGTGTTGGTGTCGCCGGGCGGGTCGGGCAAGTCGTCGTATGCCATCGCCGCCGGGGTCGACCTGATCACCGGCAAGGGGTTCCTCGGTGAGCATGTTTTCCGCCCGCTGCGGGTGGCGATCGTCAACCTGGACGACCCGCTCGAGGAGCTGGAGCGGCGCGTCGCGGCGGTGCAAATCCATTACAATGTCAAGAGGATTGACCTCGACGGCAAGCTGTTCCTCGACAGCGGCGAGGCGCGCGGGCTGACCGTCGCGGAGCTGGATAAGGATGGCCATACCGTTGCTTATCCTGATGTTGAGGCGCTAATCAGTCAGATCCAGGAGCACGGCATCGATGTGATCATTGTCGACCCGTTCGCCGAGAGCCATTCGTTAGAAGAGAATAACAATCCACAGATGGTGAAGGCGGCGGCGGCCTGGCGACGGGTGGCGCGGTCGACCAACTGCGCGGTGTGGCTGATCCACCATGTTAGGAAGGGCGACCTAACCTCGATCGATGCGGCGCGCGGGGCGAAGGCGGTCACAGACTCGGCGCGGGTCGGGCTGCTGCTGAGCACGATGTCGGACGAGGACGCGTTGCTGTTCGAGATCGATGAGGACGAGCGGCACGCCTACGTCCGGCTCGACGACGCGAAACGAAACATGGCGGCGGCACGGTCCGCGCGGTGGTTCCGTCTCGAGTCGGTGCAGCTGGGGAATGGTGACATCAATCCCCTCTACCCGGCCGGTGACAGCGTGCAGGTGGTGGTGCCGTGGAAGCCCGAGGGGGTGTGGCAGCGCACCACGCCGACGGAGTTGAACGCGGTGCTTGACCAGATCGAGACAGGGCCGGAGGCGGGCGTGCGCTACTCGCCGACGAAGCAGGGAGGGTCCGGGCGATGGGTTGGGCTGGTGCTGATGAAGCAGCTGGACGTCACCGAGGCGCAAGCCAAGCACATGGTCAAGACCTGGCTCAAGAACGGGCTTTTGACCGAAGGCAAATACTTCGACCATCGCCGGCAAGTCTCGCGGGAGTTGAGTTGTGTCTACGTCAATGCAACCAAAAGGCCGACGATCTGATGCGTGTCAAACCATCGGCAAACCGTCGGCAAACCATCGGCAAAGCGTCGGCGGCGAGCCCGCCGGAGGGGGTGCCGACGGTTAAAACCCCCTTTAGGGGGTTTATAACCGTCGAAGGACCACCCCCGCAGGCGCGTGAACCGTCGGCAGAACCGTCGGCAAATTTCGGCAAAATGGAAGCGTCGGCATGACGCTCGACGGGCTGGTGCTGATCGGGCCGGTGATCGACATCTCGGAGCAGGGCCAGCCGAGCTACGCCTGGGGCCTCATCCACGGCGGGGCCGGCGAGGCGCACATCGACTGCGTCACCGCGTCCGACGAGCGGCTGGCCGGGCTGCTGCGCGAGGTGGCGGCGGATGCGCTGGTCCGGGTGTGTGAGGTGGAGGTGTTCGACACCGTCGCGGCGCAGATCGAGCGAGCGCTGGAGCACTGGGCCGACGTGTCGCTGTTTGCCGTGCCGGGCGGCGGGCGGGTCGAATGACCGACGTGCCGCTCGAGGTGCAGATCGCCGAGGTGCGGCGGGAGATCGGCGCCCGGAAGAAGGCTTACCCCGGGCTGGTGCAGGAGGGGCTGCTGTGCGCCGGGGTGGCAACGCACCGGCTGGCGGCGCTGGAGGCGGTGCTGGTGACGCTGCGGCGGCTGGGCCGTCCGGAGGTGGTGCTGTGATCGGAGGCTCAACTGCAGGAGGGGCAAACATGGACGTTGACGAAGCGGACCTGACGACGCTGGCGGAAATGCTGAAAACGCCGGAACGGCTGCGATCGGGGTTCTGTCGCATCCAGCCGGCCGAGGCGGAACGCGTGCTGCGCGAGCGGAACACCGTGAACCGTAACCCGACGGCGTCGCGGATCGGTTATTACGCCAACGAGATGAAGCGCCAGGGCTGGCACCCGTCGCCGGACTCGGTGGCGTTTTTCAAGGACGGCAAGTTGCTGAACGGCCAGAACAGGCTGATGGCGTGCGTCGCGTCGGGGGTGCCGATCATTGCCAACGTCATCACCGGGCTCGGCCCGGAGGTGTTCGCGATCACCGACAGCGGCAAGGGGCGGACGCAGGCGGACCGCTCGCGGCTCGATCCGGCGCTGCTGTCGGATGTGAACCTGATCGGGGCATTGACCGGGCAGCTAGTGTGGAACCGCCTGCCGACCGGCGTTGAAAGCGATATGGCCACGTGGTGGCGGCCGGCGCATGAGGCGCTGGGCGAGGCGGCCGGCTGGCGCCGGGTGCGGCACTACGACGGCTGCGCGCTGCGGGTCGGCGCCGGCCTGCGCTGGGCAATCTGCCAGCAGCCTGAGGCGGGGCAATACGTGCTCGAGCAGTGGGGTGCGATGATCCAGGGCGAGCTGGACCTCATGAGCCGGGCGACTGGGTCGTTGTGGAAGCGGATCGCGGGAAAGGGGATCGGTGGCACGCGCGAGCGCAAGATCCACTGGGCGACGCTGATGTTCTACGGGCTGGCGCCGGGGCGGGCGCAGATCGAGCCGCTCATGCGGCACCCGGAGGAGACGCTGGAGGAGATGCGCGGCTGGCTGGCGCTGATGGAGACGGCGTATCTGGCGAGCGATGGACCGCACCCCTATCGCTTCGCGGAGCGGCCGGCGTCAGCGCGACGGGTTCACATGCCGCCACCCTCGAGGCGGCGTGAGCTGGAGGCGGCGTCGTCGCTGATGCTATGACTGGCGCGGGTGCCGCTGCCGCCAGACGGGCACGGGGAGCGCTTTGTGGGCCTCGTATAAGCGCTCCAGCCACTGGGCTATCTCTGGGGGCACCGGATCGCTTCCAGCCGCCCAGCGCCGCACTAGGCGGTCGCTGCAGGCTAGGTGCCGGGCGAGCGCCCGCTGTGACCAGCAGATGGTGTCCAACACGGTGTGGAAATGCTGCGGGGTCATTCCGTCATCCATACAAGTCGCGCGGGATTTCAACAAATTCGCGCATGCGGGCGATGTCGGCGTTGAGCGACAGCGCGGCGAGCCGGCCGGTGCTGTCGGTCATCGTGCCCCGGGCCAGCAGGTCCAGGGCCTCGACGATGACGCCCTGCGCACGGATGGCCGCACGCAGGGCGTCGAGGGCGGGCTTGTGGTCCAGGTCAGCGCTCCACCAGCCGCAGGTTGAGGCCGGCGGCGGCCATCAGCTGCGCGTGGGTGCGGATCGCGGTCTGGATCCAGCCCTCGGCGAACGCCGTGGCGGCCTCGGGGGTGGAGAACCTCGTGAAGGCCGGCGTGTGCATCCGGCCGTCGTGGAACCGGACAGCGGCGAGATAGCCGCCGGCCGGGGATTGGATGGCTGTGGGGACCATGCGTTAGGCCTCGGTGTCGGGGGTGGTATTGGCCGCGAACACGTCGTTGAAGCGGCGTGCCAGCAGGTCGAGGAGGTGGTTGTTGTCGGCGTCGAGGCCGGCGCCAGCGACGGCGTAGCCGCCCATCAGCGTGCCGCCGCCTCTGACGCGCTCGATGTCCTCGGCGACCTCCTTGGCCATCGCCTCGAGGTGCAGGATGAGCGTGTCGCGCGCGTAGGCGATGTTGTCGTCGGTGACCGGGCGCGCGGGCTTCGGCGGCGGCTGGGTGCGGGCCAGCCAGTGCTCACGGGCTTCGCTGGCCGAGCACTCCTCGATGGTTGCGTCGCCCTGGACGAGGCCCCAGCGGGCCTCGGTGTTGTTGCCGCGGTTGTCGCGCTGGCCCCAGCGGACGATGTCGCCGGCCTCGGCCTCGATCTCGACGTTGTGGGCGTCGATGTTGCTGCCCCAGGAGAGGACCGGCTGCTTGCCGACCTCCCAGGCGACCACCTTGGCGATCCACGGGCGGCCGTAGCGGCGGGAGTTGTAGGAGCCAAATTCCCTGGTGACGCGCATGGGTTAGCCCTCCAGCCGGATGCGCTCGGCCTCGAGGCGCTCGAGGTCGGCCAGTTTGTAGCGAAGGATTGCGCGGGCGTAGTCGCCGAGGGTGCGGCAGGTGGCGAGGGCGCCAGCGCGCCCTGCCTCGTAACAAAGATTGCGAAACGCCGGGTCGTCTGCCGACATGCAGGCCAGCGCCGCCACGCACGCGGCCTCGGCGTCGCTCAGGGTGTTGGGGAAGGTCATCGCTCAGCCCTCCTGCCGGGTGGCGCGAGGCTGGAAGGCCGCGAGTGTGACGGCCCGGCGCGCTGCCTTGGCCTCCTTTGTGCGGGTGGTGACGGCCTCGTTGAGCCGCTGGCGAGCCATCATCTGCTCGCGCGGGCCGACCACTGGGATTTCGGCGTTTGCGCCTGTGCAGGCCATCAGGATGAGGCGGCGCAGTTCCGGGCTGCACCGGTCCAGCTCGGAGGCGAGCGCCGCGAGCCGATAGGTCAGCGCGGCGTTGATCTGTTGGTCTCGGTCGTTCATCGGGTGGTCCCTCGTGTTGGCGGGGCGGGATGCCCTCGCCGCAAAAACACACTACTCCGCATTTTGCGCAGCAGTCAACCGCGTTGTTCGTCGTTACGCACAAAAAAGTGGGGACGCCATGGTTGACGTAACGGGGTTTACACGTCTAACGGGTGCTCAAGGGACGTCGCGCCGGTCTAGCCTCAGGCGCGCACGGCCTAGCGGATGCGCGCCTGAGTGGCATGTCATTGCGACCTGCTGGGGCCATCAAATCGCCTGCGAAAACGCCATCAGCGCTGCCGGTTGGACGGTCTACAACCCGTTACATCTGCGGCGACGGGCACGACAGCCAGACAAGATTGTTCCGCTGTTCAGCAACTATGTGTTCGTTCGTTGGCGCCGCGACACCGACTGGGGGTCGCTGCGGCGGCTGCCGTTCGTGTGGCAGCTGCTGATGAGCGATTACGGCAAGCCCGCTGTGGTGCCGGACGCGCTGATTAGCAATCTGCAGGCCCGCACGTCGCCCAGGCGGATCGTGGACGACCCGTTGTGGGCGCCGCCGCCCTACGTGGTCGGGCAGCGTGTGGCAGTCATCGACGGCCCACTGGCTGGGCTCGCGGGCGTTTGCAAGATGTCCGCGGGCGAGCGGATCCGGCTGCTGTTCGAGCTGTTGGGGCGCGAGGTGATCGCCGATTTCAGCCCGGCCGAGGTGATGGCGGCCGACGAGGTCGAGGCGTGACCGGCGTGGTCCCCGTGCATGTCCTCGAGGAGGAGCTGGAGCAGGCCCGGCGCGTGGCGCTGTGCGAGCGCATTGCTGTGGCTGTGGTGGACGAGGAGCGGTGCGAGGATGTTGTGTCGGCGCTGCTGAGCGTGGCCGCGGCGTATATCCGGGTGGCGGATCCGGAGCACCGGCTGAGCCTGGCGAAGGACGCCGGCCGGCTGATCGTCGACAACGTGCGGGCGAGCCTCGATTGACAAAGCGGCTGCCGCGGACGTCGAAGAGCGGGCTGGAGCGGGCCTGGGCCGAGCGGCGGTGCGACATTCCGCTGTGCGGAGATGGTGAGGTCGTTGCGGTGCTGGTGTGCGCGCACTGCGATACAGAGGTCAGCCTGTGTAAGCATCATTACTGCCTGGTGCTCGAGTTGGAGGCACAGGGCCGCGTCGGGATCGATCGGTCGCTGCTGCATTAGTCGCCTGGATAACGCTGTAGCACTTAGTATCGGATAGTATCGATTTGGCACGGCCTAAGGGGCAGCCGAAGCTGGGCGGTCGCAAGAAGGGCACGCTCAACAAAGTCACCGCCGACGTCAAACTGGCAGCGCAGGCCTACACGGCCGAAGCACTGCAGACGCTAGCTGAGATCATGCATAACGGGCAGAGCGAACAGGCGCGCGTGGCGGCGAGCAATTCGCTGCTCGATCGCGCGTGGGGTAAGCCTGGCCAGGCGATGACGGTGGCCGGCGACGCGGCGAACCCGATGAGGATTGCCTTCCGCTGGGATGATGACGACGACTGAAACCATCATTCGGCTGCCGTTCAAGCCGCGGGCCTGGCAGCGTCAGCTGATCGATGACCGGGCGCCGCGCATCGTCGCGGTGGTGCATCGGCGTGCCGGCAAGTCAACGGCGCTGATGTGGCGCGGGCTGCGCCGGGCGCTGCTCGAGCCGAAGCCGGCGCCGCGGACGTTACATATCTTGCCATATGGGGTGATGTGGAAACGCACCGGGCTCTGGGACCAGGCGGTGCGGGCGGCCGAGGCGATCCCTGGTGCGTCCGCCTGGAAGAGCGAGCTAGCGATACGGTTGCCGAACGGTGGCACATGGCAGGCCGGCGGCGCCGATAATCCGGATAGCTGGCGCGGTGGTTACGCTGATGAAGTGGTCATCGATGAGTTCGATGATACGCCTGCGTCGCTGGTGCCGCTGGTAATCGAGCCGATGCTGGCTGACCGCGGCGGCACGCTGGTGCGCTCTGGCACGCCGAAGGGTAACGGCGTGTTGCAGGCGGCATTCGACCGGGCGCGCACCACGGCGGGATACAGCAGCTATCTGCTGGACTATCGCGCCACTGGGGCGCTGGCCGACGAGGCGATCGAGCGGCTGCGGCTCGAGATGAGCCCTGAAGAGTTTAGTCAAGAACTGGAATGTTCGTTTGCTGCACCGAATAGCGGCAGCTACTACGGCAAGCTGATGGACCAGGCCGAGAAGGCCGGGCGCATCACGCAGGTGCCATACGATCCGCGGCTGCCTGTATATACAGCGTGGGATCTCGGCATCGACGACAGCACCGCCATCTGGTGCCTGCAGCTGTCGCCGGCCGGGCAGTGGCGGCTGGTCGACTATATCGAGGACAGCGGTCAGGCGCTCGATCATTACGTGCGCGTGCTGCGGGAGAAGCGGTTCGCCAGTTTCAAGCGGCACATCCTGCCGCATGACGCCGAGGTGCGCGAGCTGGGATCCGGGCGGTCGCGGCGTGAGACGCTGCACAGCCTGGGCCTGACGCCGACGCGCGTGCTGGCCTCCAGCAGCGTCGCTGACGGCATCAACGCCGTCCGCATGGTTCTGCCGCTGTGCTGGTTCGACGCCGAGCGCTGCGCGGCAGGGATCAAGGCGCTGCGTCACTACAGGCGCGAGTGGAACGAGGGCGCGCAGGCCTGGCGCGCGACGCCCGTGCATGATTTTGCCAGCCATGGCGCGGATGCGTTCCGCTACTTGGCATTGGGCGTGCGCGAGGTGGTCGAGCCGAAGGCCAAGGCAGCGATGCCGGTGCGGGCGATACACCCGGCCGAGCGCGGCAATACGTGGATGGGCATGTAGTGGCTGACCGCAACGACAAAGAGATCATCGACGAGTTCCGCGAGCGGCTGGATCGTGCGCGCCAGCACCAGCACGAGGCGCACGAGCATTTCCGCGAGGATGTCCGTTTCGCCAACGGTGACGACCTCAACAACTACCAGTGGGACGACAAGACCCGCACCAGCCGCGTCGACCGGCCGTGCCTGACGATCAACAAGGCGCGCATTCACTGCCTGCAGGTCATTAACGACGCGAGACAAAACCCGGCGCAGATCCGGATCAGCCCGACCGGCGAGCGTGCGACCTATGAGGCGGCGCAGATCTACCAGGGCGTCTGCCGGCACATCGAATACATCAGCAACGCGCAGCTGGCCTATGCGACTGCGACGTATAACCAGGTCGTCGGCGGCATTGGCTACTGGCGGGTGCTGACCGACTACGTCGACGAGGAGAGTTTCGATCAAGATATATTCATCCGGCGCATCCCGGACCCCACGAAGGTCTACCTCGACCCCGACATCCAGCAGTATGACGGGTCGGATGCCGCGTGGGGCATTATCGTTTCGGAGATGGAGCGCAACACCTACAAGGAGAAATACCCGCGCCGCGGTGATGATGACGACCGGCCGGATTATGACGACGACACCGACACCAACGTGCCGATCGCCGACCTGCCAGAGCACCGGACGGACGAAAAGCACGTTGCGATGATGGAATACTACCGCCGCGGCGATCGGGACGACGAGCTGCTCGAGCTGGTGGACGGGCGCGTGATCCGGTCCAGTGAGCTGCCCGACGGCGTGCTGCCGGTGCTGAAGGCGCGCCGCCTGGTGGGGCGGACGCGCAAGATTGCCGTCCCCGAGATCGAATGGTTTCTGATCGTCGACAACGAGATCATCGACCGCAAGGCGTGGCCTGGGCGGTATGTGCCGATCGTGCGCGTGCCATGTGAGGAGATCATCGTCGACGGCAAGCTGGATTGGGTCAGTCACACGCGGCACCTGCGTGATGCACAGCGTCTATACAATTGGTATAGCAGCAGCGCCGCCGAGTTTGTCGCGCTGCAGAGCAAGGCGCCGTTCATCGGCACCGCCGAGGCGCTGGGGCCGTATCAGCAGGCCTGGGAGCAAGCCAACACCACGAACCCGTCGGTGCTGCTGTATCAGGGGTTTGATCCTGAGACGGGCACCGCGCTGCCGATGCCGCAGCGGGCGCAGCCGCCGGTCATGGCGCAGGCCTACATCGAGGGGCTGAAGGTGGCGCAGGCCGAGATGATGATGGCCACTGGCCAGTATCAGGCGGTGATGGGCCAGCCGAGCAACGAGACGTCCGGCGTTGCGATCAATGCCAGGCAGCGCCAGGGCGACAACGCGACGTATCATGTGATTGATCACTTAGCGAGCGCAATTCGTTTTACTGGGCGAATACTTATCGATCTGATCCCGAAAGTGTATAACACTGAGCGTGTGCTGCTGATCATGGACGAAACCGGCAGCGAGCAGACGATCCATGTCGATCCGAATGCGCAGCACGCGCACCAGGTGCAGCCGGATCCGAACCGTCCGCCGACGACGACGATGAACGGTGACGGCCAGGCCGACCCGGCGCAGGCGATCCGGACCATTTGGAACCCGAATGTCGGCCGTTACGCGGTCGAAAGCGACGTTGGGCCGAGCTACGCCACCAAGCGCCAGCAGGCGTTCGACGCGTTCAGCCAGATTATGGCGCGCAATCCCGCCGCGTGGCAGGTGATCGGTGATTTCTGGGCGCAGAACGCCGATTTTCCGGGCGCTGATCAGCTCGCTGACAGAATGAAAAAAGGCTTGCCGCCGCAATACAGGGATGATGGGCCGGATCCGCAGGTGGTGCAGTTGCAGCAGCAACTACAGACGGTCGCGGCGCACGGGCAGAAGCTGGCGCAGCAGGCGGATGCCGAGGTGTCGTCGCTGAAGGCGCAGGTCGTGCATCTGCAGGAGCAGCTGGCCGACAAGATCTACGACGCCGAAACGAAGCGTCTGGACACCGTCGGCAAAATTGATCCGGACAGCGTCAAGTTGGTGGTCCGTGAGCTGGTATCGCGCATGCTGGGGATGCCGGCGCTGCCTGTGATGGCCGCGCATGCCGAGGCTGAGCAGGCGATGGCACCGCCTGAGCCGGCCGGTGCAGAAGGGCAGACAGTGCAATGAGCGATCCCGGCAAGCCGCGCCCGTTGTTTCCGCCGCGGGCGGACGAGGTGCCGCCGATGCCGCCGGTGGGTGACGTCGCGCAGCGCCAGAGCACCGTGGACACCGAGATGGCGGCGAAGATCGAGCGCGCCGTGCTCGAGCCGGTGATGAAGCGACTAGGCAACCAGGCGATGCCCTACGGGCTGGCGCGGCAGCTGGTGATGCTCGAGGGCGAAATCATCGCCGAGCTGGTGCGGGTGCTGGC